GGGATAAGTTTTTGTCGGAGTCCCCTCGCGAAAGCTGGGGCCCGTTGTCTGGGCAAGCCATGGCTAAGCGAAAGCCGACACGTGGCCCGAACCTAACACAAGCGCAAGTACGTGTTACCAGTAGCAGGCGAACAGATCTCGGATTCCGGAAGGATGAACAGATTGACCCTTCCTCAGCGGCTCGAAAGGGCTTAGAGGACAAGACCTAAAGTATTTGCATTGTACCAACCAACTTTAAATAAATAAACACAATGAAACATAACCAACCAACCACACGCTGAATATCACCGCCAGCTAAATTCATATCTAAAGCGCAGCCGTTTGTACCAGACGAGCCGCTTCTGCCGATCACTCCGTGGTTGGTGTGTTCCCCGGCCTTGTGCCGGGGCTTTTTCTATTCATTTCCCTATTTAGGAGAATCAATGCCTACCCCAGGACTAAGAAAGTATATGTCTGTCCTACTCACCCGCGACCAATGGGACGAACTGCGAGTTGCCGACTACGAAGAGTTTGTGACCGCGGCCTTCTACCTTGGCCTGCCCTACACCTACATCCAGACCAGGGTGCGGGATGTGGCGTATCAAGATGATCGCACAGAAGTCATCGAATCCGCCAAAGAACTGGGACTCTGCCCCGCCGATAGAGTCCTTTTAATAGTCAAAAAGGAAGGTTAGATTAGAAATGTTTCTCCATAACTCAAGTGGCCACACGATCGCCGAGCTCAGATTCATCGCCGGATCTCAAGCTGGCCGTCGGGAGACTGACAATAGCCCGGCTGCGTCCGAGCTGTTCCGCTCTCTACGATCTATACCGCGAGAATATCTCAAGGTAGACATCCGTTATTTCAACATAGGCCACGACGAGTTCGTGCCACTTACCATTAATCAAGGAATGAAAATGGATATTCAATCAGCCCTCTCCGACCACGACGAACAAGCGTCTGCAGAAGCCGGCCGCGAACCGAAGGTCGAGAAGATGATCTTCGTCGCTCCAATCTCAGACACAAGTCCGGACGACGGAGTTCTGTCTTACAGCACCGTCGAAAACCTGTTTGACCTCGACAAGGTGCCAGAGCGTAGCGTCGTACGGTTCAGGCCCGACCAGATGGAAATGCTGAAGTGCGTATGCGACAACGCCACTCTGTTCGGAATGGAACTACGTGCTATGACTGGAATTCCGGAGACTGATTATTCGTCGGACTTCGATAGCGTTACTTGGTCGCTAGACCGAGTCGCGTACCTTCCCTTCCTCTCCGAGCTTCGCCTTGCTGCAGAGATGGATGACCAGATGAAGGCTATCGATGAGACCGCACATGACCGCGAGCGTGCAAGCTACGTACGCAAGTCCGGCAAGATTAAGGAGCACGCGAACTTCGAGGTTCACGACCCTGAGAGTTCCTCTCTCTCTACCGACGACAGCGCTATCGAATAATGGACATCGCTCGAGCGCAACGAGAGGATTACAAGTCCAGTACCGCGAGTAAGCAAAAGGCCATCGAGCCCGTTGTTTCCTGGGGCCTAGTCCCTCCCGCGCAATACAAGGCTAAATATCCATCTCTCACCAAGGCTACGAACGACACTTTCTTCAAAGTCGCGTTTGGCAACGGCGAACACACGCACGGCGCGCCTCTAATCTCGAGGTCTTCCGTCACCACCTTTCCAAAGGTGTATTCGTTCGACGACACTCCGCTTCAGTTCCTCAGAGAACTGGCTAGCGAACTGAACAAGGAACTACCGGTTAGCATCGACAGCGACTTGTTCTCCAAAACCGGTATACATACGCCCTTCGACCGGCTGAAGTGCCCAGCCGGGTTCTTTGCCAATCCTATGTCCTACGTTTCCGTGGATAACTCTACGTACAGGTCTGATGAGCTTAAACTGCGGAACGGTCTTTCTGATGTGGAGGCTGCTATTTCTAAGGAAGTGTGGCATCTGATTTTCAAGGAAGCGACCATTACTCCAGTTAATGTTGCAAAACTTTCAACTGGCGGCATGAGACGTTTTACGCACGACGTTCAGTGGAAGCTCGCGTTCGCAGAATGGCTTTTCGAGGGCGAGAACTTCGAACGCATGCTCAACGCAGTCGACGCGGAAGATTCGCTGGTCCTAGCGAACGAGTTCGAAACTATCTACGCCATGTATCTGCAGAAGCGTGGCCAAGTTGACAGCCCAGACAAAGTCCGCATGGTCATCGATCGCGAGTACGCTGTGTCTGGAGGAAACAAAGGAAAAGAGATCGCTACGGATAAGCGGGTTGTGTTCAAGGACGGTCGTCGTTACGACGACTTCTCCGCGATACGAGCTCGGGTCGTTCAGGCCGGGCCCTGGTCTATCAACTGTTTTCTACAGATCGTGTCCACGTGCGCCATGCACTCGATGTTCGAACGTTTTCCAAAGACGTTCCACATCAACACGAGAGATCAGATCAAAGAGATGGTCGACGGCAAGCACATTTTCTGCTCAGACGTAACCGAGTATGACAGAAGCATGCCGGCCGAGGACATCAGGCTAGCGCACGACGTTATGGCGGAATATTGGGATGAGCGCATCGTTAAAGCCTCCTGGAGGCTATACAGTGCGCCCTACTACAGTAAACCGCTTGACGTCAATGGCGGAGTCGGATCGTGGGTCGGCGACCCAACAGACTGGAGCTTTGACCTTAAAGCTGGGAACAGGTCCGGACACGCGCTCACATCTCTGGTCGGGAAAGTCAACAAGGTTATAGAGACGCTCTGTTTGATTAACAAGCTTTACCCGGTTCTGGGACATTGCAGAAAGTTCCTAGAAGGTCGCGGCCCGATGGGTGTGATCGACAATGGAGACGACGAGATCACGTGGAGCTACTCGAAGGCTGACCTCGACACCTTCAAGCTATACAGAGCTGATCTGCAAGCTGGGCGCTACGTTGTCAAACCTGAGGTTGGACAAGGGTACTCAGGGCTGCTTTTATGTCGCGACGACGCAACCTCGCTTGTTTACAGACCGACCGCGAAAATTCACACCACCTTTGAGAAATTATGGGTGCCAGAACGTTCGATCGGAGGTTTACACCGTAAGTACTGGACGATCGGGGTGATCGACAGAATCAGCAACATCACTTCTACCGAAATAGGTAGAACTGCATGGGATATTCACATGAGTGTGTATCGCCGCATGATGGCGCCTTTGTACGGCGACTTCATGGGAGTGATCATGATGGAGCACTCGAAAGTTGATCTAGACATGAACAGCGTTTCGGCTATCGACAAAGAAGTGTTGGACGAGCCTGGCAAGTTGCACTACAAGTACCTCGCCAGCGATGTGTCTGCCAACGTGTTATCAAAAGTCACATCGAAGATCCCCATCTCGGCAGTCGAGAAGATTATTACCAAGTACTATAAAGGATTAGTCAAATGACCAAGAAAACAAAACGCTCAATCGAAGAGAATGAGTATGGTCCGGAATCTAACGAGGGCCTCGGACTGTCCACTAGCGTAGACACGCAGGATGTAGACGAGACCGCCGTAAAACGCGTTATTTCTTCATGCAGCGAAGTCGTGTCGTCGCGCGCAATGGGTTCTCGAATCAAGCTCTTGGAGGCGGCCGCAACGGAAGTAGGCGCTCGCCGTCGTGAGTTCCTCTCTGCCGTAGCCCAGTTGGATCACACCGAACCCGCGGTGACCGTTTCCTACGGGAGCGTCCGCGTCTCGGTGAACTCACAGGGCGAGGCACTCTTTATGCCCGGAAACAAGGGCCAGCTGGCCGTTTTTCCTGCCGGAGTACACCCATCTGCGCGCTCCAACCTACCTGGTTCCGCGCCAGGCAACAAGTCGTTTGGAGGCATGCTCGTACCTAGCGGCGCGTGTGCGATTGTCGCCGGAGGGGGCAAAGGGAAGACCCCTCTCGCCCACGCCATGGCTGCGGCTGGTGTATCAACCTACTCAGTCGTTCGCGTGGGTGAACCGCTCGCTGGGTACGCGTCCTCTCATGAGTCGATCGCTTACAGCATTGCCGTTGCGATCCTTGACTCCGCGGACGTTGTGCTCGATTCCATTAAAGACCTGCTGTCTGGCGGCGGAGCCGCGATGAAGTCTGGTCTCTCTCGCGAAGCTTTGACCTCACTGTCGTCTTGGGCGTCGACGGCGTGCGACGCTGGCTGTACGATCTACATCCCAGTGAATCCTTCTACCCCAGACCAGGAAGTGCTCGAACTGCTCGCCGAAGCGGGTAAGTCGAACGCCACTATGCTGGTCACCCCAGCCTCCGGAAACACCTGGGCCTACTTCAACCGCAAAGGGGAAGGATTGCCTCGTTCTACAGGTAAGTTCGATCTCTCATTTGGAAAGGACGGACTGGCCATTATCAAGAACGGCTCACATAATTCTGAAAAGGAAGTCACCGAAGAAGAAGTCACCACAGTCATTTCAACCGCACTCAGTCGCGCCGCTGTAAGCAACGCCGCTCGCCGAGCTCTATCAATCGCATCCAACAACCAAGAGTAACACAACATGGCTACTAAGAAACCAACCGACGACTATTCTTTGCAATCCGGCACCGCAGATTTCGGTGCCGTGTCGTTCGACCTGACTATCCCTGTTACGGTCGTCTCAAACATCATCGACCGATGGGAAGGCTTGTCCCAGACCTTTGAAATCTGGGGATCCACTCCAAGCGTGCGCTACGTTACTCGCGTCCTCGCGAACGAGACTGACCGCCAAGCTCTGGCCAATTTCTTCATCTCTCGTCGCTTTGGTATGGTTTTCAAGGGTCTCATTAAGACCTCTTCTATCAAGCCGGGCGAGTGCTTGCTGGTAAAAACGGATGTGTACACCGAACTGAATAAGTTCCTGACGGTTGAACAAGCCGGTGTGGCGCTCGAATTAATCATGCCTCTTTTGCTCAAGTTGGGCAGCGTGTCTAGCACTATGCGGTACTCGAACCACAGTCGATACGGCTTCAAACCGGTCGACACAGAATCCGTACGCAATGACGTCGCTACCTTTCAAGTGCTCCAGGCCGTGAAAGCCACCCTCACATCAACAATCAACCCGAACACGAAGTATTCGACTTCCGCGTTGGCTGAATTGTTTGCCGACGCATATCGCAAGATCGGTCTCGAATTATTCGAGATCAATGATCTCGCCGTAGTAGTGGGCGATATGGTGAAAGGGGTTCGCGCTAACCTCGACCCGACGCTATCGCAAGGAGTCTTGACGGGCAGCGTCTCCGCCGATTGGCGCAAGAGCCGCGTGATCGACGAGCTCTCGAAGAATCTCGTCTTTATCCGCGCCGCGATGGCTTTACCGCCGGGCAGCTCTGTAAACCTCGCTTGCGAGGGGTGGAAGCTGGAAAAGTGGGGTCCCGTCATCCTGTCCGCGTTACAGTCATCTGAGCGTTACGCCTGGGTGAGCAAAGCCGAAAGCCTGCGCACCTATGGCTTGCGGAAAATTCGTGACATTAAGGGCGTGGTGCAGAGAGCTGTGGTCTTCCGTGCAGCCAAGGTGCAGCCTGTTGCTCAGGCTGTGTTCGCGCTAGAAGAGGCGGAAATGTCGGGAGCGTTCTCTATCAATGCTACTCGTGATCGGATTGCGGATGCAATACAAACCGCGTACGGCAGCGCTACCTTCTACACCGGCATAGGCGCCGATCTTCTAGTCAGTGTCCTGAGCGACGCCGTCGAAGCAGGTTGGAAATCTGGAGACATGGTGGAAGAGCTAAGTCTCGGCATGAACGAAACGGACGTCAGCTGCATGTTGGCGTCCCGAATTCACGTACAGATGCCCAGTCTGCGGGACTTCAGTTTCGTCGACGCAGATGAAGACGGACCAGGCGAGCAGGCCAACTTCTCGCCTAAGTGGACTTACACCGTATCCACCCGGGAACGATCCCTCACTGTGCCTACCGGCATGGGTGAACACCGGGGCGACGAGATTGTTACATCCTTCTCTGACTACGTGCTGATGGCCGCCGAGGAATTCGAACCAATCGACTCTGTGCTTCCGAAGCCGCAGGTTTTTGGACCGACCGCCTTCAACTCAATCATCGTGGCCTTCGATCAGTCAGTGTTGCAGCCTGTGAATAAGAAGTTCAAGTTTGACGTAACGATCAACGAGGTCAAGATGCATGGATCTATCCGACCGGGTGGATTCGCATCAATGAATACGAGCGATACCACTTCTTTGGTCACGCCTCACTTCAACGCCCAGGTTATCGATACGTTACGCGACTCCTTCCAGCGCGTTTCGGACCTCGTAACGAGGCTCGAAAACTCCACGAAGTCGGAATGGACTGGTTCCAAGCCTGGAACAGAGTTCATGGTGTTGATGCGTCGCAGGCTGGCTCGGGCTGTGTTAGCGATGGCTCAAGGGCTGGCACCCGGCTTCCGCCAGGAAGTGCAAAACGCGGTCATTGACCGTACGTTGGCGGGGTCGATAGGCATCACGGTTGAGGACAGCGAACGCATGCGCGCACGTCTGTCTCAACGCGCATACGCGGCGTGCTCGGACGTCTTGGCGTTCGAGTTCTTCCTCTTCATCCAAGGCGTCGAAGCGGGAGTGTGGGCGGAAATCTCAAACACCACCGATATGCTTCGAGTCTACATGGAAACCGGCTCTGACCGG